TATGGTTCTAAAATGGGTAGACCACCCAAGAAAAAGAAAAAAGTAAAAAAAGGTGGTAAAAAATAATGGCAAAATCATTAGCAGAGAGATTGTCTGAAGCAAAACAGTCTGCAAAAACAACAAAACTAAAGAAAAATGCCAAAAAAGAAAAAGAAGAAAAGTAAGATACCAGAAAATTATCTGAGAGGGTCAAAAAATAGAACAAAAAAAGCTGCTGAAATTAGAAGAACAGCAGAAGCATACAGAAAGGGTGAATACATAGACATTAAAGCTGTACAAAAATCACGAGTTAACCAAGATGCCACAAAAAAAAAGAAGAAGCCCACTAAACGAAAAAACAAAAAAAACACTTAGAGAGAAAGCTAAAGACACAAAATTTACCTATGGTGAATTGGCACAAGTGTACAGAAAAGGGCAAGGTGCTTATTTATCTAGTGGTAGTCGTAATGTTCCAATGGCAGCTTGGTCAATGGCTCGTGTTAATAGTTATATGAGAGGTGGTCCAGCACGCAAAGTTGATAAAGATATTTATGATAAAACTAGGAAAAAACAAAAATGACAGAACAAGAAAAAATTAAAAATAAATTAAAAAAATACGGTCTTAAAGGAACTAATATACCTAAAAGAACAAGTAAACATCCTACAAGTTCTCATGTCGTATTAGCGAAAGAAGGTAATCAAGTAAAACTTATTAGATTTGGTCAACAAGGAATTAAAGGAAGTCCAGTTAGAAAAGGTGAATCAGATGAATCAAAAAACAGAAGAAGTGCATTTAAAGCAAGATTTGCAAAAGATATAAAAAGAGGAAAAATGTCTGCAGCATATTGGGCAAATTTAGTTAAATGGTGATATAAATAATATAATACGTTTAGTTTACGACTAATTTATGTCTGAAGAAAATGAAACTGTGGTTACGCCACAAGAAAACAATCAAGAACTGGAACAATTAAAAGATTCAGTTAAAAAACTTGAAGCAAAAAATTACGAACTTATTGGTAAATTAAAAAATCAGAAACCAACAACTGAAAAAGCTGTTCCAGAGGACTATGAAGCCCTGTTAGCTTTTAAACAAAAAAAAGAACAAGAAGATTTAGAAAAAGAAGGTAAATACGAGGAATCAAAGACTCTTCTTGAACAACAATATAGAGATAAATCAGCAGAGGATAAGGATAAGATACAAAAGCTCGAAGCAAGAAATAGAGAGCTTGAACTTATTGCACCAGCAATACAAGCTTTATCTGAAATAACACATGACCCTGAATTAGTTTTAAATAACCTAGTTCCAAAAGATCAAATACAAATAAAAGATGGTCAACCTATTGTTGTTGATGGATATGAGCAACTTTCTGTTGCTGAATATGTAAAAACAAAACTAGCAAAAGAAAAGCCTTATTTATTAAAAAATAAATTGCCAACTGGTGGAGGTGCTCCAATATCAAGACCATCTTCTGATGCTTTTTCAGAAGACATGATAAAACCATTTCTTAAATCTAGTGAAGATATTACAGAACAAGGTAGGATTTTTAAAACATATGGTAAGGAAACTTGGCAAAAGTTGAGAGATATTGCTAAAACACGTTAGTATATAGGTTATTAGGCAAAGTTACGCTAGGCCAATAGGGTTACGCCCACAACCGTTAAACTTTTATTCTTGAACACATGGCAGTTCTCAGGAGCGATATTATCGTCCCAGAGGTATTTACTCCATATGTCATAGAGCAAACAACTGCACGAGATTCATTTCTTGCAAGCGGTGTGGTTGCACCTATGGCTGAGTTAAATGCTACTGAGGGTGGTGATTTTATAAATGTACCGTTTTTCAGTGCGAATCTTTCTGGAGATTTCGAGGTACTTTCAGATTCATCTTCATTAACACCCGGCAAAATTTCTACTGACAAACAAGTTGGTGTAATTTTACATAGAGGTCGTGCATTTGAATCAAGAGATTTAGCTGCATTAGCAGCAGGTTCTGATCCAATGGCTGCAATCGGTCAAAAGATTGGTGCTTACATTGCAAACCAAAGACAAAAAGATTTACTTTCTTGTCTTGATGGAGTATTTGGTTCTGTTAATACAACAGATTCTAATGCTGCATTTTTTGGTTTAACAATTGATGGTGGTTCTGGTGATACTCCAACAGGTTTATCTCCAAGACACGTTGCAAAAGCAAGATCAATTCTTGGCGACCAAGGAGATAAGCTAACTGCAGTTTGTATGCACAGCAAAGTTTACTATGATCTCGTTGAGAGAAAAATGGTTGACTATGTTCTTGCAGCAGATGGTAATGGCGGTTCTGCAACAGCATCTGGTGGTACTATTGCCCCTGCATATGCTGGTGGCAATGATACTGTTCCAACATATTGTGGTTTAAGAGTTATTGTTTCTGATGATGTTACAACTACTGGTAGTGGTTCATCAACAGAATACAGTACATATTTCTTTACTGCTGGTTCAGTAGCTAGTGGCGAACAGGCTGGTCTAACAACAGAGACAGACAGAGACATTCTGGCTAAATCTGATGCTATGGCTATTGATCTTCACTATTGCTATCATCCTGTAGGTTCTAAGTGGGCAGTTACAACTGTTAACCCAACAAGATCACAACTTCAAACTGTAGGCAACTGGTCGAAAGTCTACGAGACAAAGAACATTGGTATCGTTAGAGCTACTAACGTATCAACTCAAGACTAGGAGTAATTAATCATGCCATCAACATTTGAGGTAACTGCTGGTAAGTTAGCTGGACCAACAACAGGCGGTACAGTAACCCAAGCAACCAACAAAGGTACAGGTGTAACTCTTAATACAGAGTCAGGTCAAATTACAATGAATAATGCAGCTTTAGCGGCTGCTGCAGAAGTTACATTTACAGTTACTAATGACAAAATTGCTGCAACAGATGTTGTAGTAGTAAATCATGGTTCTGCTGGAACTGCTGGTGCCTATCTTTTAGGTGTTAGTACTGTTGCTGCTGGATCATTTAAAGTTACTGTAACTAATGCATCTGCTGGTTCATTAAGTGAAGCAATCGTTATTAACTTTGTTGCATTGAAAGGTGCATCTAGTTAATGGGTTTATTCGCTTTTAAACGAATGAGAGAACAGGAGGCTACTAAACAAGTAGCCCCTGCACCTCTTAAAAAAACAAAACGAAAGCCTAAATTAAAACAAAATGGCAATAACGATAGACGCAACAGTGGGGGGAGCATCAGCGAACAGTTACATAACTCTGTCTGATGCAAATTCAATAATAGAAGGACTCATTGCAGATGATGATGTTACTGCATGGGACAGTTCAAATGCTGACAACCAAAATAGAGCTTTATTTACTGCTGCTGTAAGAGTTGATCGTGAAAGATTTTTAGGAGCAAGAGTAACTAATACACAAGCATTACAATGGCCACGAACAGGAGTTCGTAAACCTGATACTTATATAAATACATATGCAACAGGCTTTCCTTTTCGCATATCAACAGATTATTTTACAGATACAGAAATACCAGATCAAGTTAAAAAAGCACAAGTTATTTTAGCTGTATATTTAAATAATAATAGAGATGGGTTAGGATTAAGTGGCTTAGAGGATTACAAAAACGTAAAAATTGGTAACCTAGAAGCAACACCTAATTTTTATGGTGCTGTTGGTGCAGATCGAGTTCCACCATTATTCGATAGGTACTTTACAGGATTAAGAATTGGTGGACCCGGCAACGTAGCAATTAAAAGGAGTTAACAAATGGGCTATTACCCTGCAGCAATCATTATCACAAACACAGACACACATACTGGTCGGTTTGGAAAAATACATTGTTTGGCTGCTGCTGAAGCAACATTCGTTTCAGAAAACTTAACAGAGAATGGCTCATCAACAATTAATGGAATTACTATGGGAGTGGCATCTGAAGTAGAAGGTGTAATCACAAGTATTACATTGGCTAGCGGTCAGGTTATTGCATATAGAATCTAATGAGTTTAGCCAATGCTTTAAAAAAGGCAGCATCAAAAACACTTAATAAATTAGGTGGAAGTGTAACTGTCAGAAAAGTTACTGCTGGTTCTTACAATACAACTACAGGTGTTATCTCTGAAACTACTGCTGATACTACACTTAAAGGTATTTTGGAAAAAGTAACAAGGTCACAGGTTAATGATTTAATAGAACAGCAAGATAAAATTTTAACAATATCTGCAAACGATTTGGACTATGTTCCAACAACAAAAGATAGAGTTGTAATTAGTAGTGTTGAATTTAAAATTATTGCTGTTACTACAAATGAACAGAATAATACACCAATTAGTTTTGAACTTATTTTGAGGTAATTATGGCTAGAGAAATAAGACTAAGTGCAATCGTTGATGAAAAATTTAAGCAAGATATTATTAAAGCAGTAAAAAGTGGTACTTTTTTCTGGGAAGAAGAAGTAGCTCGTAACACACCTGTTGATACTGGCAGATTAAGAAGATCATGGACAAGTGAAGTTACAGATTTTAAAGGTGTAGTTTCTACAAATGTAGAATATGCAGAACCAGTTGCTTATGGAACAAGCCTTCCACCTAGTTGGCAGGGTAGATACAGAACAAGGCCTGAAACAAATACAATCAAAGGTTATCCAGAATTAATAGCTAAACAGGTACAGCAACATATAGAAGAAAAATTTGGGAGATTATAATGGCTGCAATAGATTTAAATACAGTTAGGTCTACTATTGAAGGCAGACTTGCTACAGAATTAGCATCAAGTCCAGCTATTCCAGTTGTATTTAGTAATATGTCTTTTGATTCAACAACTGAAGATAGTTTTGTTCAATGTGAAACAAGTTTTGGGTCTGGAAGTTATTTGACTATGGGCGGGTCTGCCAATTCTACTAATAGTGTTGTTGGTTTAATTCTTTTGAATATTTTTACAGAGGAAGGAATTGGTTCTGGTGCAAACTTTGTAATTGGCAAACGACTGCGTGACCTTTACAATAATATTACAGTTTCAAATGTTATTTTTGATTCACCAGTAGGACCAGAAGTATTAACTTCTAGTCCTGAAGGAAAATTTCAGACACAAATCAGAGTAACATTTGAAATATATGAGGAACTTTAATCATGCCAAAGCTTGAAATCACAGAAGAAATGCTTGACGCTATCGAAGTTGTCAAAGGTGTTAGAGATTCTAGAATGTGGGATCCTAATTGCAAAAGATATATGGAGAATCAAGAAAATTCAAAAAAAGATGTAAAAAAGACTGAAAAGAGTTAATATATTTATAAATCTTTCTTTTTTTTGTTATGGCTGCTGTAAAAGGTGATGTCGGTAAAATAATGTTCCATAACGCTGCTGGAACAGAAGCTGATATATCAGGTCTTAGAAATTGGTCTTTGTCAATTACTAAAGACACTCAAGAAACAACAGTTCAAGGTGATACCTCAAAAACTTTTGTTGGTGGCCTTATTTCTGGTGAAGGTTCTGCAACTCTTATTTATGACAATGCTGGAAACTCAGATTATCTAGCATTTGTTGAAGATATTTTAACAACTGGTGATGCTGGTGATGCGTTATTTGAATTGTTCCCTGATAGTTCAGCAAGTGCTAAAAAGTTTGGTTTTTCTGGAATAATTACAGGTGCTGAATATGGAGCAACAATAGGTGAAATACAAGAAATAAGTATTTCCTTTATCTCAACTGGTGCAATTACTTCAGACATCTAGTAAATTTCTAACAACTAACCCCACATAACATGGCAACAAAAAGAACCGTTGATTTAATCACTGAGGCTTTCAGTGATGTGATGACAGCTAGAAGGAAATATGAACTTAAAAATCCTAATGGCGAAATATTAAAAGAGATTTATTTTCCACCACTTACGAGGTTTGATAGAAAGCAAGCCCAAGCTGCGGCTGGTACAGATGATGCCTTAACAATATCTACCAGGCTTCTTTGTCAGCTTGCAGAGAATGAAGACGGTACAAAAGCTTTTGCTTCTGCTGATGCTGAAAATTTACAGAGATTTTTACCTGAGACAGTTTTAAATGAACTTGAATTATTTATGATGGATATTCAAGTTGATCTTGACACAGCAAAAAACGAATAAAGCGAGATAACTGGTTAAATTTTGAGTTTTTTCTCGCAACAGAACTAGGAAAATCTGTCACCGAATTAAGAAAATCAATGACGGAAGAAGAGTTAATACATTGGGCTGCATATTACGAAGTTAAAAATGACAGGGAAAAACAAGAAATGAATCGTCAAAAAGCAAAATCAAGGTAGTATATAATAAAGGTTATTTGTATTTGTGGCACAATCAACAGTCAGATTAATAGTTGATGCACAAAACGCAATCTCTCCATTAAAGAGAGTGAACGATGCTACAAAAAATTTAAGCAAGAATACAGATAAATTAAAAAATAGATTAAATAAATCAAATAGATCAATAAGAGAATCAGGAAGAGCAGCAAAATCGGCAAGTGGGGGTTTTGCAACTCTTAATAGATCATTAGGCCCATTACTTAAAGCATTAGCTGCAATCGCTGCAGTTAGATTTGTTTTTGTTAATGCTGCTGATATAGAAACTCAAAGAAAAAGTTTAGAAGTTCTTACTGGTTCTCTTTCTGAAACAAACAAAATCATAAAAGAGTTACAGGATTTTGGTGCTGTTACGCCATTCAAAAGTAGTGAGTTAATAGAACAAACTAAAAGATTAAAAGCCTTTGGATTTGAAACAAGTGAGCTTGTTGATACAACTAAAAGATTATCAGATGTAGCTGGTGCGACTGGTGCTGATTTACAAGGAATTGCCACAGCCTTCGGTCAGATAAGAGCAAAAGGTAAATTACAACAAGAAGAGAATCTACAGTTATTAGAAAGAGGAGTTGATATAACAACTGAACTAAAAAATATTACTGGATTGCAAGGCGAGGCATTTGAAAAAGCTCAACGACAAGGAAAGATAGGGGCTGATCTTGTTAATCAAGCACTCATAAACTTAACAAATGAAGGGGGTGCATTTTTTGAAGGTGCTTCTTCACAAGCAACAACCTTAAATGGAAAATTATCAACTTTAATAGATTCAATTGAAAGTTTGGCAAGAACTATTGGCTCTCAACTATCACCAGCAATAAAAGGTGCCTTAGATTTAGCAACAAAAGGTGTGGTGGCGATTGAAAAAATATTCAGTAGATTTGGTGATATTGGCAATGTTGGTTTAGGTAATGTTGCGAAAGCAGAAATGGATGCTCGAAGCCAAGCAACTAGATTAACAAAATTAAAATTTGGTGATGATATTAGACTGTCTGGTTTTGCTTTTACTGATGAAGAAAAAGCAGCAAAAAAATTCTTGGCAGAGCAAACTAAATTATTAAAAAAACAAAACATTGAAAGAGAAAAATTAAGACAAAAATCTTTCGAGGAAGTAGA